TTCATTTTATTTATATAAATATCAAGCAGTTCCTGTTTACTCATTACATTCTGATTGATAATCATCGAATTTATGAACTTACAACTTTCTTTTGACATTACAAGTTCATTTATTCTTTTACATGCTATCTGAGCAACCTCTATGAACATTTGAATTTCTTTACATAAATCTAGTTTTTTATGTTTTTTCATTTAGCACCTTAATCAATGGTATACACCGATAATATATCACAGCAAAAACTAGCTGATACCTTGCATATATCAAGGATCCAAGTTCGCAGATTTGTCGAAAATGGAACCTTTATTCTTGACGAACATAAAAAACTAAGTCTGTCACAGGCAAAAGAGGCTTACGAAAGATATCGCAAGACCTTTGAAGCAGAACAGCTAAGCAAAAAGAAAACTGCTGCTAAGAAAGCATTAGAAGGAATTGCCCCACAAGATCCAACCTGTTCTGACTTTGCTCAAGTATATAAACGTTGGGTAAATAACGTTGAGGCTGATCCTGTATCAGTTCTTAACTCAGCTAAAGCCTACTATACAGCTGTACTGGCAAAAGAAGAAAAGATCAAGCTGGATGCTTTAGAGCGTTCTCTAATTCCTGTAGATGAAGTTAACGCTGATGCCGAGAAAGTCGGTAATTTAATTCGTTCCAAATTAACTACATTGCCTTCACGAGTATCAACCATGTGTGAAGGAAGAACCGCAAGAGACATTGAGGAGATTTTATCTGATGAAATCAACAATGCTCTTGAAGAATTGCACGAGCTATTCGTCAAATAGGTTCGCCAAAGGTTTAGCTAAGACTTTAAAGCCAAGACCAAAGCTTACAGGCTCTCAATGGGCTGATACCTACAGAATGGTAGCAGCAGGAACTTCTCCTGAGCCTGGTCTATGGAGAACAGCTCGTGTGCCCTACATGAGAGAGCCTTTAGATATGGCTACAGCTCACTCTGTAGAGAAAGTTGTCATTATGGCAGCATCTCAGGTGGCTAAATCAGAGTTATTGATAAACGTTCTAGGTTATTACATCGACCAAGAGCCTTCATCAATCATGATGGTTCAGCCTACGGTTGAAGCAGCAGAGGCATTCTCCAAAGAAAGAATTGATCCTACCTTACAGGCATCACCTGCTTTAAGAGACAAGATGTCTCAACCTGTAGATAAAGAGAAAGGTAGAAGTCGTAAGGCAGGATCAACCATCCGTATGAAGAACTTTACAGGTGGTTATCTTGCAATGGTTGGTTCAAATTCACCAGCAGGACTGGCATCAAGACCTATTAGAGTTCTTTTAGCTGATGAGATTGACCGCTTTGGCTCAACCCAGGAAGGCGACCCTTTAAAACTAGCCGTACAGCGTACACAGAACTTCACAAACCGTAAGATAGTGTTTGTATCTACTCCTACTACCGAGGTAAGAGAAGGCGGTCCTACTATCTATTCGGAATTTATGAAGTCTGACCAACGTGAGTTTATGGTCAAGTGTCCTAAATGTGGTGAACGCTTTGAAATGGCTTGGGGCAACGTGCATTGGGATAAAGACGGAACAGGAACTGTTGTAGAAGACAGTATCAGAATGGAGTGTCCACATTGTCATGCCAAAGTTCGTGGCAATGGTAAACCTGATCCTTACCTTCTTGAGAGTGGTATTTGGGTTGCCAAAGTACCGGAGGTTAAAACTGTTGGATATCATCTAACCTCTCTCTGCTCTCCATGGGTTGAGCTTAAAGATCTTGTAGATGATTTTGTTGAAGCTAACCGCAAAAAGGATAAAGCAGGACTTCAAGAGTTTATTAACTTAAAGATTGGCGAACCATGGCACGAAGATGAAGCTGACTTAAGCTTATGGGAGAAGTTGTCAGAACGTAGAGAGTTCTACCCTGTTGAAGGTCTTCCAAAAGAGATCTTAATGTTTACCTGTGGCATCGATGTTCAGCATGACCGTTTAGAAGCATCTATCTTTGGTTGGGCTAAAGATTACGAAAGCTATGGCATTAAGCATGTCATTATTCAAGGTGATCCTAAGCTATCTGAAGTTTGGTCAGCTTTAGATGTAACACTTATGGAAAAGTTCCAATTAGAAGATGGTCGTGAGCTAACTATCTCATGCACATTCATTGACTCAGGTGATGGTACTTTAACTGACAAAGTTTACCAGTACACCAAGCAACGTGAGCGTTCAAGAGTGTTCTCAATCAAAGGCTCATCAACTATTGGTAAACCAATTGTAGACAGACCAACCAACAACAATCGCTACAGAGCGCATCTGTTTGTTTTGGGCGTTGATGCCGGCAAGCGTCTGATTATGCAACGCTTATCTAATCAGGATATTGGCCCTAGCTTTGTTCACTTTCCTCGTGGTCGTGATAACGGCTTTACTGAAGAATACTTCAAACAATTAACCGCTGAGGTATTTGTTAGAAAGTATGAAAGAGGCAAAGTCTATGAAGGATGGAAGAAGATTAGAGAGCGTAATGAGGCTTTAGATTGCTATGTGTATGCAACTGCAGCACTTGAGCTTATGAAACCTACATATGAGCTGTATGTAGCTAATGCTAATGAAGGACCAAAACCTACTACCAAAAAGATTGCTAAAAAGAAACGTTCAGCTGTTTATTCAAGCATTGGTGATGAGATTTAAAGCATGACTACCAGTTATATAAGAGTAAGAAACAAGACCTATCGTGTTGTAGATGGTGTCAGATACCGTGAAATTGATGGTTATATCAGGAGTGAAGTGGTTGAAGATCTTAAATCTCTTAGAAGTACCATGCAATCCGTTATGACAGGTGGGCAATCCTACACAATTGGAAGCAGAAGCCTTACAAGAATAGATCCAAATGCTTTACAAAACAGAGAAAAGTATTTGTTGAACCTTCTATCACAATTTGACAACGATTGTGGTGATGTAAGAACTCAATTTGCTGTTCCAACAGAGTATTAAAGGCTAATAAATGAGCAGAATACATTCCCAAAGAGAAGCTTCAGGATATGCTAATTCTGGAGCAAGCAGAACAAAGAGAGCTTTTAGAGAATGGTATGCAGAAGGTTTAGCTCCTGATGAAGATATTACTCGAAATTTACCCCTTTTAAGAGCGCGTAGTAGAGATCTTTACATGAGCTCTCCTCTTGCAGCAGGAGCAATTAAAACCATTACGTCTGGAGTTGTCGGCTCAGGTCTTATGGTTCATCCTCATGTTGATAGAGAAGTTTTAGGTCTATCTGATACACAGGCTACAGAGTGGGAAAAGAATGTAGAGCGCGAATGGCTAGCTTATTCCGAATCTACAGCATGTGATGCCCAACGTTCTATGAACTTCTACCAAATGCAACGCTTGGTATTTATGTCAGCTCTCATGAGTGGTGATTGCTTTGTTGCAATGCCTTACATTGAAAGACCTAACAGTCACTATAGCTTGAAGGGATATTTAATCGAAGGCGATAGAATATGCAATCCCACCAATAAATATAGTGCCGATTTATGCGATTTATCAAAAGATATACGTGAAGGCATTGAAATTGGCGATTATGGCGAGGCAAAAAGCTATTACATCGCAAAGTTTCATCCTGGTGATTATTCAGGTAAAAGAGCCAAGTTTAACGGTGATGATTTTGTAAAAGTTGAAGCTTATGGAGCTTCGGGAAGACACAATATTCTTCACATTATGGATTATGAACGACCAGGTCAAAGACGTGGAGTGCCTCTTTTATCTTCCGTTTTAGAAAATTTAAAACAGATTGAAAGATACGATTCAAGTGAACTTATGGCAGCTGTTATAAGCTCATATTTCACCGTATTTTTGAAAAAGAATCACCCAGCTGATGGAATTAATACAGATATTCCTTCATTAAATCAGGAAATAGAGGATATAGATCCTTCAACAATTCGACTTGGTCAAGGCGCTATTACCACTCTTCCTTCTGATACTGACATTGAAATTGCTAATCCACAGCGTCCAAACAGCTTATATTCTGCTTTTATAGAGACACAAGCTCGCATGATGGGCGCAGGTATTGATCTTCCTTACGAGATGCTTGTAAAGCACTTTATAGCTTCGTACAGCGCATCACGAGCAGCTCAACTTGAAGCTAATAAAGCTTTCAGAATTAGAAGAGAGATGTTTGTAGGTCAGTTTATTAAGCCATTTTTTAAAGAATGGCTGTTAGAAGCTATCTGCAAAGGTCGTGTTAGTGCTCCAGGTGCACTTGAAGATCCTATGATTTTTGATGCATACACTCATATCAATGTCGTAGGTGACAGTGTTGGCTGTTTAGATCCTACCAAGGAAGTTCAAGCTGCAATTCTTAGAATTAACAATAACCTGAGCACAATTCAGCAAGAAGCCGGTGAATTAAACGGTATGAGTGCTGAAGATATCGCTTCTCAGCGTGAAAAAGAGCTAAAAATGTTTGAATTTATAGCTAAAGCTACTGCAAAGAGTGCTGATACCAATTCAAATACAGAAAATCAGGAAGAAAGCATAAAGAAAGATGAAGATACAGGAGATGAGGAGCAAGTAGATAATGCTGATTCAAATACAGACAAATGACGATGGCTCACAAGCTACGTTAGATCTTATAGGTACATTTGATAATGACGGCTTTTTTTCAGCAAGTTCTGATAAAAGTTTTGTATCAGAGTACAGAAAAATCTCACCAAATGCTGACATTACTATAAACCTTAACTCTCCTGGTGGTTCAGTAAACTCAGCAATGACGATTCGTAATCTTCTTGCTCAACATAAAGGAAAGATCACCTGTAACGTCTTAGGTTGGGCTGCATCCGCAGCAACTTTTATTACTTCACTATCAAATGTCCATGTAAGGATGATGCAAGGCTCATTTTTGATGATCCATAACCCCTTAAATGTTGCTATGGGCAATCAGCATGCATTAAGAAAGCAAGCTGACAATTTAGAGCTTCTTGCTGATTCAATGGCTAGGATTTATGCAGATAAATCAGGCATGGAAATTAACGAAATTAAGCGTCTTATGGATGCTGAAACGTGGTTTTCAGCAGAAGATGCTGTTAAATGTCATTTAGCTGATGAACTAATACCTACTTCAAAAGTTGTAGCTCAAGCTGATACTGATGGTACACCAGTATTAGGAGGAGTTGCTTTAAGTGGCGGTTTAAAACAGCCCCAAAATTTAGTCATAAAAGAGGAAAAAACAGATATGGCAGATATTAGAAATGCAACAAATCCTAATGTTGCAAACAAATTAACTGATGCGCAAGCTTCAGTAAAAAGCTCTGTGTCTAGTGCAGTTGCAATTACAAGCATTGAACAGCTTAAATCACATTATCCTGAGCTTACCAATGCCCTTGTAGCTGATGCTGTAAATGCTGCACTTACTGCAGAACGTTCAAGATTAAAGTCATTGGACGCAATTAGAGATAAGAATCCTCAAATTGTAGACAATGCTAAATATGTGACATTTGCTGATGCAGCTCAGACAGCTCTAGCTATTCTACAGCAGTCAGATCTAACTCAGCATAATAAAGCTGAAGCAGTTAAAAAAGATGCTGAGAATGTAGCTAACACTTTAAGCAAGCTTTCAGCTTCATCTAATCCTGATGCAGGCACTTCATCTGAAAATATGACAGGAACAGTTGCTGCTAGTCAGGCATGGATTTCATTAATGGAAAAGACAAAGGAGCTATAAGATGACTAAGCAATTGTATAGACGTATTGGTGAGTGGAAGCCTGATGATTTACTGGCAGATTCTCGCGATATCTACATTACTACTGATGAAGCTATCGACGCAGGTGCATCTTTTCACCGTGGTCAGATTGTTAAATATGATTCTACAACCAAGACTATTAAAGCGATGACTGCAAAGTCAGATATTCCTTTTGGTATTGTAGTTAGAGATGTTAACTGCTCAGAAAATGAAGACGAAAACGGAGACCTGTTTGCAACAGTCTATGTAAGAGGCTCTTTCAATGGTCAGTCTTCTTTATTAGATGCGGGTGCAATTTCTGCTGAAGACACATCTCATAAAGCCACTCCTCTAAGTTTTGAGAATTTTTATGTAGCGCTTCGTGAACGTGGAATCATTATTCGTCGAAATGTTAACTAACTGGAGCTTATTATGGCAGAACTAAATTATATTGATTTATTCTCAAGACAGACCTTAATGGGTGTCATTGAGAAAGATATTAAAACCCCTACTTATTTTAGAGACAGATTTTTCCCTGTTTTTAAAGAGTTTGATACTGAATCGTGCTTAATAGATGTCGTTGATCATCGTGACAGAGAAATGGCTAACTTCTCAACTGTAGAAGGTAATGGTCATCTAAATACACCTAAAGGTTTTGTAACTGAAGCTTTTAATCCTGCATATTTTGACGAAAGATTTGTAGTTACAGCTCGCCAGTTAAAAGATCGTGCTCCAGGTGAAAATGTTTTAGTAAACTCAATCAACGTGGATCGTAGAGCTGTCAGATTATCAGTTGCAGTTCGTAGAGGATTGGATCTGATTGATAAACGAATTTCACGCAGAGAAGAGTATATGTGTATTAATGCATTACTCACAGGCAAAATTCAGGTAACCAATAAATCTCAAAATATCGGTGAATTTGATTTTTGGAAGTATTTAGGTTCAAATGAAAAGCCTATTACCAATTTAACTACAAAATGGAATGAGTCAAATGCTGATCCTATATCTGACTTACAGTTAGTTGCAGATAAAATGTCAACTCAGTCTGGTCGCCAGCCTCAAGATCTATACTTAGGACTAAATGCATATCAGGCTTTGTTAAAGTACCTGCAAACTGATAAAGGTCATAATCTATTTGATAATCAGCGTGTTGATTTAGGTAAGATCAATCCTCAGGCTGACCAAAACCAGAACTGTATTAAATACAAAGGCTATCTGTCAGATCCTAGTGTAAATATTTACGTATACACTGGTAACTATACTGTTAACGGCAAAAATTATAAATATTTCCCTGATGATGCAGCTTTAATGGTTGCTTCAGGAACCGGTACTACAGAGAGTGCTTGGAGAGCTTATGGTGCTTGCGAAGTTTCTGATTCTGAATTTAGAGAAGGTAGACTTGAAACAGGTGCAAGAATTACTGATTCATGGTATCAGAGAGACTATGAAAAAGGTCAGGTTGTTCAAATTCAGTCAGCACCGGTGGTTGATGTTGTAGATCCTCAGCTTTTCCATGTTATCAGAGGAATCGTTTAATGAGTAAGGTTAGATTTTTAAAGAATACGATCTTTAAAGATAGGTATTATCCAGCAGATGAAAAGGCAGAGTTCGATGATAAAGACTCTGCCTTTTTAGTTAATGGTGGTTTTGCTGAAAATGTTGATGATGCAAATCCTACTAAGACTAACGCTGATACCAGTGTTTCAAAATCTGCTGGTGTTTCTACATCTTCAAAGAAAACAACCGGTAAAAAATAATGTCTGCTTTTAAAGATGCAATAGCTAATGACATAGACAAGACATTTTTCAATATTGATGAGTTTTCTGACGTACACAAGTATGAAGACCAATCAATAAAGTGTCTTGTAGATGATGATCGTTTAGATACAGCTTCAGGAAGTTTTGCCAATGGAGGTGTATTTGAACATCTTACTGAGCTGTATGTATCTGAAGAAGCTATCGGTGCGCCTGTTAAGGGTCAAAGCGTAACTCTTGATGGGGTGAAGTATGTAGTTCGTTCGGTGTCGATTGAATATGGTGTTATACGTATAGTTTTAGCAGATGAAGAACAATGAGTGATCTTAAACTTACAATTTCAGAAAATCCTTTTAAGGATCTAGAAAAAGTAACTAAAAAAGCGAAATCGAGGGCTCTATCTAGAGCCCTTCCTTTTGCCAAAAAGAAAATTACTCAAGTTATCAGAGAAAACTATACCGTACAGACATCGGCTGTCAAGGAAGCTATGTCAGTACACAAAGAGGATGATAGTGCTCAAATCATTATCATAGGTCCTCCTCTTGGTATTGATAAATTCTCCTATAAGCCTAAATACGACACTACAGGTGCAACGCAACGACCTGTCAGGGTATCAGTCAAAAGAAATGTTCAACGTACTGTAGGTAATGGTTTTGTATGGCAGGGACACGTTTTTAGACGTGTTGGCAATGCAAGACGACCTGTAGAAAAAGTTACAGGACCTGCAGTTCCTCAGTTAATCGAAGATCCTCAAATCTTAGATGAAATATCTGAAGAAACACAGGATTACTTTGAAGAACGTCTTCAACACGAACTTGATTATGAGTTAAGTAAGAATGGTAATAAATAATCTAGTAGATGCTGTAGCAAAATTTTGCGAGAGCACTTTAGCAAATCTTATGCAACCGGCTCCTGACAAAGTTACAGAGATACGACCAGGCTCTTTAAACAGAACGGAACTTATTTCTGAGAAAACAGAGAAAAGAGAGTCTTCTTACAAACGCATTTCCATTTTTAAAGGCTGTCTTCCACCTAAAAGGCAGAGTGAAAATGATGATTATCCTTTTGTTTTGGTTGTTCCTTCTGCAGGAACAGTAGACAGGGAGTTTGCGCATGCCACTGTAAACATTTATTGCGGTTCTTGGCATGACGGCAATGAAGGCTATGCTGAGGTTCTAAACATTGTTCAGCGCCTTCTGATAGCTCTATCTGAAATCGAAAGCTGTTTAGATAGACATTACATTCCTGAATCAGATGTCAAGTGGATCTTTCCAGATGCATCTGCCCAAGCAGGTGCCCCAAAAATGTGGCAGGCAATGATCACTACTAATTGGAAATATCACACACCTTCAAACAATCTTCCTATTAAAGATGAATATTTCAAGGAGAAACAATATGAGTAAGCAAATTAAACAGCAAAGTGATGCTGTTGATACCTCTACTCAGGTCAGAGTTCAATCTGAATCAAAATCACAGCTTAAATTCCCAAGAATTTATACGGGACCTAACCTAACTAAAGTAGGACTGAGATATGGTCAAGTGTACTCAGGACCTGACTATCCTGTATTTGTAAAAGAGTTAATGACTAAAGCTCCAACTCTAGCTTCAATGATCTTCCCTGTAAACGACATCAAAACTATCCCTGATGCCGTAGTTAAAACTTTTCTTTCTCAAATTAAATGAGGCTAACACATGGCATATAGACACGGTGTCAGGACAAGTGAAGTAGCTACTTCATTACTTCCTGCAGCAGAAGTTGATTCTGCAATTACTATTGTGATTGGTACAGCTCCAATCAATCAGGTAGACGAGACTAACGTTAATAAACCTGTTCTCTGCTATTCTTATGCAGAAGCAGTTAAGGCTTTTGGTTTTCAGAAAGCAACTTTAAAAGATACTGGCTTTAAGAATTATGATTTCACCTTATCAGAGGCGATGTATGTATTCTTCCAGCTATACAATGTTGCTCCAGTTGTTTTTGTTAACATCTTAGATCCTAAGAAGCACAAAGAAACAGCAAAGACAACTTCTTTAACTATTGATAAAAAGACTGGCTCAGCTACCATTAAAGAAGCTGGCATTCTATTATCATCATTAGTGCTTCGTAAAGATGGATCTGAACCTTATGTTTTAGGTACCGACTATGTAACTGAGTTCGATGATGATGGTTATGTTGTTGTAACTTCATTAACCGATACTTCTACAACTGATTTTAAGTTAGCAACTGATGCTGACATTGTAGTCGCAGCTGAAGTATTAGATCCAAGCAAGGTAACTTCAGATGATATCATTGGCGGTGTAAACGCTGATGGTGTCAAGTCAGGTCTAGAACTTGTTGAAGATGTATTCCCTAAGTTTAGAGTCGCCCCTTCAATTATTGCTTGTCCTCGCTACTCAGGCGATGCTGGTGTTGCTGCGGTTATGTCTGCAAAGGCAGATGGATTTAATGACATCTTTAAAGCAATTGCCTTAATCGATGTTCCTTCTACTGTAAAGAACTATACTGATGTACCAACATATAAAAACAGCAATAATCTGACTTCTACAAATGAGGTTGTATTATGGCCTTGCTTGAATATGTCAGGCACAATCTACAACTTCTCATCTCAGTTTGCTGCTCTTTTAGCTGAAGTTGACAATGACAATGGCTGTATTCCATACGTATCACCTTCAAACAAGAACATTCAGTGCACAGGCTTATGTTTAGCTGACGGTACTGAAGTTATTGTAGATAACACTCGTGGCGAGTATCTGAATAAAAACGGTATTGTTACAGCAACTAATATGTTTTCAGGCTGGGTTGCTTGGGGTAACCGTACAGGTGCTTATCCTGGCAATACTGATGTTAAGGATGTGTTTATTCCTGTACGCAGAATGTTTAACTTCATCTCAATTCAGTTAGCAAAGACATTCTGGCAGAGAATTGACTTTCCATTAAACCGCAGACAGATTGATACTGTATTAGATAGTGCCAATATCCTGTTAAACGGCTATACAAGCAAGGGCTATATCTTAGGTGGTCGTGTAGAGTTCTTAGAATCTGAGAACCCAACTACTGATTTAATGGATGGTAAGGCTGTATTCCACGTCTATATCACTCCTCCTTCACCTAACCGTGAGATTGATTTCGTACTTGAGTACGATCCTTCATACTTACAGACACTATTTGCTTAAGGAGTTTAATTTATGGCAGTAGATGTAAATACAAGCGAGCCAATTAGACTCGTTAATTTTAGAGCATACAACAGCTCAAATCTGATCATTGGTACTACTGACTTAACTTTACCTAAGATTGAGTACATGACAGAAACAGTCAAAGGCTCGGGTATCGCAGGTGAAGTTGATTTACCTACATTAGGTCATACCGGCTCAATTACAGTAACAATTAACTGGAGAGCTGCAACTGAGCAGGCTGCAGAGTTAGCAGAACAAAAAACTCATGAAATGGATTTTAGAGGTTCTGTTCAGTACTACGACTCTGCATCAGGTGAATACAAGACTATTCCTGCAAGAGTCTCTTTAAGAACAACTCCAAAGAGCTTTGAAATTGGTAAGTTTGAGCCTTCAGCTACTATGGACCAAACCGAAGAATATGAAGTTGTTTACTTAAAGTACACCTTAAATGGAGTAGACAAGATTGAAATTGATAAATTCAATTTTGTATGCAAGATCAACGGCAAAGACTACCTAGAAGGTGTACGTTCCGATGTCGGAATGTAGTGTAGTGTCGTGTCGTAACTCGTCAGGCTGTTTTACGGCTTGACGACCTTTTAATTATAGCTGTTTAAGAGATTTAAAATGAAACTAACATTTGATAAGCCCTATGAATTTGAAGGCAAATCTTACAATGAACTAGATATTCCATTAGAAAATATCAATGGTAAAGAGCTTTTAAAATATCACAAATCTTACGTTAACAGTAAGGCAAAGCCTCAAGAAAGAGTACAGGCAAGCAATTTATTACTAACTGTATCAGGCGACCCTGACTTTGCAATTTTTATTGCAGCATCAGCTTCACAGCAACCAATTGAATTTTTTGAAAATCTACCTGCTAAAGAAGTTGTGTCTGTAATAGCTCAAATCTCATCTTTTTTGCTAGCGTAGGTATTGACACCAACTCCTCTCTTGAAGAACAGCTTCATACTTTAAGACGAGGAGTTATAAGAATGTCACAGTACCTACATTCTTCATATCTTGAATTAGAATCGCTTCCATTAGGTGACTTGATGTCACTTATCAAAGACGTTGTTGCTGAACAAAAAAAAACAGCAGGAAGTGATAAACCAAGGAAGTTCTAACCATGGCTATTGAGCGCGAACTTGTTTTAAACATTGCCGGTAAAATCAGCAAAGCTTTTAATGACAGTATCAAGCTTGTAAATACTCAACTGAGCACAATGGGGACTAAAACTCAAACTGCTGCAGGGGAAATTGAAAAGCTACAGGCTGTAATCACAAAGCGTAAAGAAATTGTTGAAGCAACCGACAAGTACGCCAAATATGCCAAGAAGGTAGAAGAGCTTAAAACAAAAATGTCGACTGCAAGCAAGGTCACAGCCTCAATGCAGTCTAATTTTGATAAAGCACAAAGAGTAGCTGACAAGTACAAAGATGAACTTAACAAAGTTAAGAATGAGTTAAGTGATTTAGAGTCTCAAAACAAAACTGCAGGTTTGTCTGTAGAAGAGCTTTCTAAAAAGTATGAACAGCAAAATTCAATCTTAAAAAAGAACGTTGAAGCTATAGAAAAAGCATCTAAAACCGTAAATCACGGTCAGGATATCATGCAGTCTGGCAAAAATTTAAGGATGTCAGGTGCTACTTCTATGCTAGAAGGCTATGCAATGTTAAAGACAGTGCAACAGCCTTTAAACGATGCTATTGATTTTGATGCTCAAACTAAAAATCTAGCTTTGTACACTGACAAAGCTGAAGCTCTCATGAAGATTAACATGGAGCTTTCGAAGCAGGATGATCTTTCTGTTGGCGAGTATCAAAAGATACAGGTATCTGGCATTACAGCAGGTACTGTAGATCCTAAGAATATACAGCAGATTAAAGATTACTCTGTAGCTGTAGCAAACGCATCAGATGCTTTAAATCTGTCAAGTGATACTGTGTCAAACGCATTTAATCAGTTTAACGATCAGTTAACTGGTGATATGTACAAGACTACACAGTTATTTGATACTATCAACTCTGTATCAAAGGCTGCACAGGCTGATGCTAGCTCTTTAATCAGTGTAATGCAGAACTCTGCTACTACTGTAAGATCATTCACCTCTCTTACCAATGATCAGATTGTAGGTTTATCAGCAGCATTCACCAAGATGTCTTCATCTGCAAGTGCTGCATCTACCTCACAAACCTTGTTTATCAAGTCTCTGACAATGGGCAAGGGTGCAACCAAGAATCAGCTTGAAGGTTGGAATGCTCTAGGCATAAATGCCGAGAAATTAGCTCAGGCAATGAATGGTGGTCCTAAATCAGCTCAGGCTGCTATCTCTGCTGTTTTAGATGCTTTAAACAAGTTGCCAAAAGCTGAAAAACAGGCAACCATGTCTAAAATCTTTGGTAAGAACCAAGAGTTACTGGCTACTGTAGATAAGTTATCTTCAAACAAAGCTGGTTACTATGATCTTGGTATGAATACAGCTACATCAGACAATAAAGGCAGTGTTCAAAAAGATGCTGATATTGCTGACAGCTCTGCTGAAGCTCAGCAGAAGATCTTAGCTAACAATATGAAGGCTCTGTCCATCATTATTGGTCAGCAATTGTTACCTGTATGGAATGACCTTTTAGGCAAAGCCATTAAGCTTGGCACAATGATCGTAAATATTGCGCAAAAGTTCTCTACATTGACCAAGAGCGCGTTATATCTCTTTGGTGTAATGGCAGGTGATAAGATTGCCATTGGTGCTTTAACATGGGTAGCAGGTAGCTTAATCACCTGTATTGGCAGAGGTGTTGTAATCTTCGGCAGATTAAAGCAGGTTTGGCTTGTAGCAAATGGCGTAATGTCGGCAAGCTCCACTTGTATGAGAGTATCTGCAAGTGTTCTTAAAGGGCTGACTGCACTGTTTCGCCTTAACACCTACAAAGTCATAGCAAGTACTGTAGCTCATAAAGTACACAATGCTGTTCTTTTAACAGGTAAAGGAATTGCTACAGCATACAAAGCTGTTGTGTCAGCTCTATCTGTAGTTTTTAGTCTACAGACATACAAGACCATTGCACTTACAGTTGCAGAAAAGGCTAAAAACGCAGCTATGATTGTGGGCTCTACTGTAGCAAAAACAGCAGGAGCTGTAATGGCTGTTTTAGCCAATATGACAGGCTTATCAACAGCTAAGACTTGGTTATATGTAACAGCTCAAAAGGCTATGAGTGCAGCTATGATTGTGGGCTCTACTGTAATGAAAGGTTTGGCTGCAGCTGGCAGGATCTTAAATATTGTGCTCATGGCAAATCCAATTGGTTTAATCATTGGTTTAATCGGTGGCTTGATTGCAGCCGGTGTATGGTTATACCAAAACTGGGATACTGTTAAGGAAAAGGCAGGTCAGCTATGGGATTGGTTTGCGCAAAAGTTCCCTGGTATTGCTACTGTAGTTCAAACTGTAATAGGAACAGCAGTAAACAGCTTTAAGACACTGATATCAGCTGTATCAAGTGTTTGGGAACGAGTAAAAGCAATCTTTAGTAACATAATTGATTTTGTATCCAATGTATTTACAGGCAACTGGAGTGCTGCTTGGGAGAATGTTAAAAATATCTTTGGTAACGTCTTTGGCGCATTGGTAGATTTGGCAAAGCTTCCTATCAATAGTTTAATCAACCTTATCAATAAAGCCTTTTCATCTATTGGCTCTATCAGTGTTGATATTCCTGATTGGGTGCCTGGTGTTGGTGGTAAAACCTATGGTTTTGAGATGCCTCAAATACCTGCCCTTGCAACAGGTGGTATTGCTACAGCTCCTACATTAGCATTGATTGGTGAAGGTAAGGAAAACGAAGCTGTACTTCCATTATCAAAACTTGAATCAATGTTATCTGTATCAGCTCAAAACGCTGAATACAGTGCACGTAATGAAGCTGTAACAAACTTCTCAAGTCAGGAAGCTCAAAACAGATATGGATATGCTCCATCAGCGGTGATGATACCTGAGTTAGATAGAAGTTTAGGAACTACTAACAACGTATCTAATTCAACGGTTAACTCAACCTATGGTGGCAACAGTACTAAGACCTCATCCATAGTTGTTAACTTTAATCCTCAAATCACAGTTAATGCTGGTAACAGTGAAAAAGCAGATCCTTATGCTCAGGTAACTAAGGCTTTAACTGAGGGTCGTAACTCATTGAAGAGAGAGTTAGAAAAACTCTTTAGTGACAGGTCAAGGCTTACTTTTTCTTAAAGTTAAGTCTGCTTATGCTCAGGAACTCTTCTAGTAGATAAAAAACACCTGCAAGAGTTCCTAGAATAAGGAATGCAACCATGCAAACTGAGCCTGCAGTATCTGCAAAGCTGTCGCCTAAAATGTAAGAAGATACAAAGCCTACAAAGGCAGAGACAAATAAAGAAATAAAGTACAAAACAAAGAAACCTAAAGCTCCAATGGTAAGAAATATCACTGCTAGAGCTATAAGTAAAACAGTTCTTTGAACGTTGTTACTTCCTAAATTTAGTTCAAACCAGTCTTTTAAAGACAGCTTTTTATCATCTTGCATAGACATACCTGTAATGATTGAGATTTGTTTAAAGTATAGAACAATATGAGCAAAATATATAATTCAATCCAAGGTGACACTTGGGATAAGATTGCTAAAGAACAGTTGGGCAGTGAGTATCTGATGTCAGAGCTTATAGCTGCAAACTTATCTTTAAGTCACTATGCAATTATGCCTGCTGATCTACAGATTGTTATACCAGATATCAATGTATCACCCAGAACTATAGTTCCTCAGTTATTACCACCATGGAAGAGAAACAGTAATGGATAACTTAGCTTCTGTACTACATACCTTTGTAAGTGTTGTTTATCAGGATACTGATATCTCAAAAGATGTATATGAAGATCTTTTAAACATCTCTTATACAGATAAGATTGAGGATGAAGGTGATGAACTTACAGTCACTTTAAAAGATGAAACAGGTAAATGGGCAGGTTCTTGGTCACCTGAGCGCGGTGCTAAAATCACAGCTACTTTTGAAACTGAGAGTAGAGGCAGCTTAGCAACCGATACCATGATCGTCGACAGCTTAAAGACCTCAGGCTCACCAAGAATATTTGAGTTATCAGCTGTAAGTATTCCTTTAGATAACACCATCAGACGAGAGCTTAAAACTCGTAACTTTGAGAACATAAGCTTAAAGACGTTAGGTCAGCAGATAGCCGATGAGGCAGGTCTTAAGTTCTTCTTTGACTGTGAAGATGTGCCAGAATACGACAGGTTAGACCAAAAACGTGAAAGTGATTTGGCTCTTCTACAGCGTTTATGTAAAGACGCTGGCTTATCCGTGAAGGTAAGTGCACAAACCTGTATTATCTTTGACCAAAAGAGCTATGAAAGTAAGAAAGCTGTAAAGACCTACAATCTAGGTACAAGCCCTATCTTAAACTGGTCGTTTCAGGCTCAACAGTCACAAAGATACAAAGCATGTACAGTTAAATGGCGTGATACTACCAAACGTCAGGATTCCAATAAAGGTGGTTCATCAACTCAATCTGCTCAATCAAAGATTGCTGTTCAGTCATCTCCTGTAGCAGTACAGGCTGATACTTCAAATCCTGACATCTTTGGCTCTAACAATGTAGATACTAAGTCAAAAAAGACATCTAAAGCCAAATCTAAAAAAGGCAATCAAAAGCAGAAAGTTGAAGATCAGGATTACACCTACACTGACGATAGTGTTGAGGAATCAGGTCAAACATACGTTTTAAAGAAACGCTGCTGTTCTTTAAAAGAAGCAGAGCGTTTAGCCAAAGCAACACTGCGTAAGCTGAACTTAAGGCAGACTACAGGCTCTTTATCTGTAGTAGGTGATCCTCTTATGGTGGCAGGCTCAGTAATTGAGTTAACTGGTTTTGGTTCTTTTGATGGAAACTTCATCATAGAAAGAGCTGAGCACTCAATGGGTCCTAATGGTTATGTGACATCACTGGATGTTAGAAGAGTAAACAGTACATACTAATGAACAACGACTTTTTATCAGCAAATGAGCGCGTATCTAGTTTAGAAAGCACTCTGACCGAGATCATTCGTGTAGGTACAGTAAGCTCTACTAATCCTCAAAAGCACACTGCAAGAGTAACCATCTCTGATGAGGACAATCTCACAACACATGAGCTTGCTGTATTGTGCCGTAATACCTTCAAAAATCACGACTACAATATGCCTGATGTTGGTGATGATGTTCTATGTGTGTTTATGCCTCAGGGCATCGAGGAAGGCTTTATCTTAGGCTCTTTCTATGCCGGTAATGTTCAACCTCCTACAACGAACCAAGATGAACGCAAGGTAGAATTTGCTGATGGAACCACAGTTGCTTATAACCGACAATCACATGAACTTGATGTTGTCATTGCTGATACTCATATCCACGCTGACAGACAAAAGGTTGATGTAACTACCAAGGTTTCTGTGAATGTAACTACAGACGGTACTATCAACCTTGATGCTAAAGGAAATATCAACATATCTTCAAGCGCTAACGTAAATATTACAGGTTCTAAGGTAAACATTAACTAGGAGACAATATGCCTGCAGTTACAAGAGTTGGTGATACAAATACAGGTCACGATCTCTGCCCTCCAGTATCTTTAGCCTCTGGCTCATCAAATGTATTTGTTGACAAGATTGCTGTAGGACGAGTTGGTGATTCATATTCAGCTCATGGCTGTATTATCCATCTTCCACACTCAGGAGCAATTGCATCAGGCTCTTCTACAGTCTTTGTTAATGGTATTCCTGTAGGTCGTATTGGTGACAGTGTGTCATGTGGTGGTTCTGTAGCACAAGGCTCATCAACAACATTTGCTGATGATGGTAATGCTGAATGTAAAAACAGACATCAGGCAGCATTTACTAAAATGAAAGTAGTTAACTCTCTGCCTAATGTTGACTACCAGGATAAAGTAACAGCTAAAAAGATCAAAGAGCAGCAAAGTGAACAAGGTTCATCCGGCTCATCTTCGGGTACACCTGACAAAGGCAACAGCTCTTTAGGTTTAATCATGCCTACTGTAGACATAGTTGTTGATAATCAAAAGTGCACTTTGCCTGTATCATCAGTTGATGAGTTTAAAACCATTGTCACTTTACCTGAGATTGCACGACACATCTCAAAAGCTAAGGTTCCTTTAGCTGAAGATAAACAGGGGTGGTATTACCTAGCATTGATGTTTGAAAAGTGGCTGTGTAATGACGGTTTTGATTTTGAACAGCATCGGCATAAGGTTATCGAAAACGGTAAAGAAAGATACGAGCAAGATGATGATTGCTATGACGATCCGTTCTTTATTAAATGGGATTGGCTAGATAAGTATGACGATGTAAAAGAAAAAACAGATGAACTGATAAAAAAAGCTACCAATGAAGCTGGTAAGAAAGAACTTGCTAGAATGTTAGCTAATCAGTTAAAAGATGATCCTAATTTAACTGAGTTCAATTTTATCAATGACAATAATAACAGACATGTTGACTCAAACAACTTTGCATCGGTTAATGATAAAGGTGTAACAAGCAATCTATATCCTAACGGTTTGTTTGCTGCAATGGGAAGTTTTACTTTAAAAAGCTTGCCTGCAGGAACAATTGATAAAATTGATGACAACAGGTACAAGGTTACTGTAAATCAATTAGCTGTTTATGCTGAGGATAGTTTTCAGTTTGCTGATAATGAATACCTTGGGTATTGGTCGGCGAATCTATTAGATTTCTTAATAGGACCGTTAGATCTTTTTAATTATGTAAAATTAAATAATAGTGATTTTAGAGACTTTAGAAAGACCTATAATAAAGGTAAGGATTTTGTAGTTTTGTCTGACAACCATGTAATCCAAGACTATGAGCCGGTATCTTTTGAATTTACTGTAGATGATGATTATGAAGTTACTAAAATCAATTAAAGATGCATTAAAAGGATTTTGGAAGAGACATAAATACTGTCTAATTGTTGGATTTATAATCTATGTTAGCTTTTCATCTTTAGAGTGGTATAGTTTTCTTTTTGATCCTCATTATTATATGCCTCATCATTTTGATGATGCTTTTATCTGGCCTTTCTTTTATGGAGTATGGAGATTTATAAGCAATCTTGATGCTCTTTTCTGACAGTTATTAGGTAATTATGAAGTTACTAAGATCAATTAAAGATGCATTAAAGGAAGTAAAGAAACTATAGATCATGTACAGAAATTGGAAACTGTTAAAAGATATCCTTGAAGAAGCCTCTGTTGGTAATTGCACTGTATCAAGTAATGACGTTAACGAGCTACAGCATCACATTAAGTTACTTCATGACAGCGGATACCTTAATCTAAGCAATCAAATTAAAAACGACAGTACAGCTCAACAGATTATTGCAAATCTTAATAAGTGCTCATTAACCATGAAAGGCTATGATTTATTGGATTGCATGTATTACAAGGGCTTTGAAAAAGTTATTGAGGGTTTAAACAATCTCAACATCAATGGTCCTTTAGATTTGGTTGTAGAACTAACTCTAAAGCTCATTAAAAAGGATATGATGAATTATCTCTGTTTGGATGAATAATGAAAAGAGATTTAATACTACTAAAGTTAAGAAAGGTACTCTTGTAGTCGGTGCATAGCAGCTTAAACATATATTTATCAATACAGCCCTTTGGTTAACACCTTAGGGCTTTTTTATTACCTAAGGATTCAATATGAAGATTGGTTTACAGGGAATGTTCGGTTTTGTACCGTTCACCTGTTCTGATAAGAGAGTTTTGACATTCCAAGATCTTCAAGTGCAGCGTTCTGCTAGGTATGCATCTCATGAGATCATAGGTCAAAAGCCTGTAAATGAATTTATAGGACCTGATTCTGATAAAGTCTCTTTTAAAATTCAGTTAATCAGAAATTTAGGCTCACCTCCTGCACTGTATTTGCCAATTTTAAGAGAGATGCTTGAGAGTGGAGAAGCCTATCGTTTAGTGTTAGGTCTCGACTATTTTGGCAAGTTCATTCTCTCTGATTTATCAGAAGATCGTAAATACTACGATGGACGAGGTGGCATGCAAGTTTGTGATGTTACTTTAAACCTAACCGAAGCTAAAGGTTTCTCTTTAGTAGCTTATGCTAAATCAATGGTATCCAAGATTATTTAGGGCTCTATATGAATGTATCGACCATAACAGTATCAACAAATGAACCTGTTAGCCTTGCACCTTCTAATGAACTTCTTGAGATAAGACAGAATGTTGCAACCATTCTTAAAACAATAAAAGGTTCAGTTCCATTGGATAGAGATTTGGGAGTTGACTTTAGCCCATTAGATTCTCCTGTAAATCAATCTTTAGCTTTATGGAGATTGGCTGTAATTGATGCTATCGAGCGCGATGAGCCTAGAGTTAAAGTTAAATCTGTAACTTTAGATCAAGAAAAATCAGATGTTGCAGAAGGTAAATTAACTCCAATAGTAACACTGGAGGTTGTAACTAATGACTGAAACATTTCCCCGCTTTGGGTTACCAGAGCTTAATTTTTTAACCGTTGATGCTACAGCAAACGAGCAACGCATTATCGGTAAGTATGAAGAGATTACAGGCAGAACTTTAGCTAATGGCGATCCTGTAAGATTGTTCTTGCTGTCTTTAGCTGCAGAAAGCACTATGTTAAGACAGGCTTTCAACCTTGCTGCTAGACAGAACCTTTTATCTTACGCTACAGATGATCATTTAGATGCTCTAGGTGAAATGGTAAATACTCAGCGTATTACCGCACAAAAATCAGTCGTCACTTTAAGATTTGTCTTAAATGCAACTCAATCAGGTGTGTATGCTATACCTGCATGTACAAGAGTATCAGACGGTACTACTTTATTTGCAACAAATGAGTTAGCACAAATTCCTGAGGGCGAAACTACTATTGATGTAGTTGCAACTTCAACTGTAGAAGGTAATTACACCAACAATATTAAAGTAGGAGCAATCAATACACTTGTTGATCTGCTTCCTAATATTGAGAGTGTAGAGAATATCAATCAGCCATCAGGTGGAGCTGACAGAGAAACTGATGAAGCTTATGCTCAAAGAATACATTTAGCTCCAGGCTCTTTCTCTGTAGCAGGTCCTCATGACAGTTATGAGTATTACTGCAGAAAATTCTCGGCTGCTATTATTGATTGCAGTATTTACGGCTTGCCTGAGCATGCCGGCAATGTATATGTCCATCCTTTGTTAACAGGTGGAACTTTACCAACAGAAACCTTTGTTAGTGAATTAAAGAACTACCTGAGCGCGGATGATATTAGACCATTGACAGACAACGTTCTTGTAAGTGCACCTCAAGCTGTAGCTTATACAATCAATCTTAAGTGGTTTTTAAACACCAGTGATGTGAACAGAATATCTCAGGTGACATCAGCTGTAGTACAGGCAGTTGAAGAGTACAGACAGTGGCAGCAAACAAAGATTGGTCGCGATCTTAACCCTGATGAGTTAATTAAACGTCTTCGTAATGCAGGTGCCAAGAGAGTTGAAATAACCTCACCTGTCTTTACAGAAGTTACCAAATCACAGGTTGCTCAATGCCCTGCATCAGATGTAACCATTACCTACGATGGTGTCGAAGATGAGTAATAAGATTGAAGATAAAACTCTTCTTCATCAGCTCTTACCGTCTTCGATAGCAGATGAAGATATATTTAAAAATGCTGCTACAGCGTTACATGCAAACAGCGATACTAAAGGTCATCTAAACGATGGCCTTTTTTATTACCTGTTAGACAGCGCATCCAGTGAACTTTTAGATCATCTAGCATCGCAGTGGCGTGTAGGTGTATGGCGAGACTCATGGCCTGTAACACGTAAGAGATTAGTTCTAAAGACAATCATTAAGACCTTATCTCACTACGGCACAAAAAAGGCAATTATCGATGTGATGGAGTCTCTTGGTAATGGAGCTCAGATAAAAGAATGGTTTGAATCTGACCCACCATCAACACCGCATACTTTCCAAATCAATATTGATTTGAACGTACAACAGGTAAAAGCAGATGCTATTGATGATGCTGTAACAGCATTGAATATAGTAAAACCTGTGCGTTCTCAATATACAGTAACGCAGTATCTACAGGTTGGTACAGATTTAAAAATGTATCCGTACCGGCGTCAGATCGTGTTTGCACGACTTAAAGTTCCTGCCTGTCCACAACAGACAGTTAAAGGAACCGCAAATGTTATTCCTATGGTTCGTCCTTTGACATTAGCAAGAATACAAAGACCTCCAAGACTGCAAGGTGCAGTTAAAGGAACCGCAACATATTTCACAGGTATTAGACCTCTCACAATTAAGCATTTAAGAAATCAGGAGTAATAGTTATGTCTCAGACAACTTTAGTAACCGCAGCTGGTATTCAGGCAATGATCAATGCTGAGCGTTCAGGTACAGAAAAGGTTAAGTTAACTTCTATCAAATTTGGTTCAGATATTATTGTACCAACACAGTACACAACTGATATGGGCACCATTGTAGCTGAGTGTTCTGCTGTAGGTGGTAAGAACATCGGTGATCAGATGATCCACATCTCAGGTGCTGATAGTTCTAGTGCTACTTATGATGTGTACACTGTAGGTGTATTTACTGATACTGGTATTCTGTTTGCAATCAGCTCATCAGATACTCCAATTATTAACAAGTCAAAACTTGCTGTAGGTGCAATTGCATTTGATATTACCCTAACATCAGCTTCACCTGATGTAATTGATTTTGGTGATTCATCATTTACAAATCCACCTGCAACATCAGAAACTGAAGGTGTTGTCAGAATTGCTACTGTCGAAGAAGGCATTAAAGGTGAAAGCAACTCTGTAGCTATGACTCCTTACACTGTTAAAAAGCATATTGAGTCAAGTGAAGCTATTGTTCACAGAACTGGTGATGAAATTATTAAAGGTAAAAAGACATTTGAAACACCTATCAAGTCAGATGTAAATGGTAACTCTGATACTTCAAGTAAGTGGAAGACAGCTAGAAAGATCAATGGTTCATTTGTTGATGGTTCAACTGATATCACTACATCAAAATGGGGTGCACTGCGCGGTTTTCAGATTACAGATGCAACCAAAGAGCACACCTCAGCTAAAGTATCTGTAGATGGCTCAGCTGATAATATCATTCCATTACCAGAAACAATTAAAGCAACACTTATCGGTAAGTCAACTTCTACTGATAAATGGGCAATTGCACGTAAACTTACTTTAAAAGTTGGTAATAATTCTAACGACACATCTGTTACTGTAGATGGTTCTAAAAATATTGAAATAACTATACCTCTTGGCTTTGCAACTCCTGTAGGTACAGTTATGATGATTGCAGGATCTTCAATTCCATCAGGATTTTTACTTTGTAATGGTGCTGCAATCTCAAGAACTACCTATGCAAAACTATTTGCTGCAATTGGTACTATGTATGGTGCTGGTGATGGAGCAACCACTTTCAATCTTCCAGATATGAGAGACAGATTTGCTGAAGGTGCGGGTGGTACTTATAGTGTTGGTACAGCCGTTGAAGCGGGGTTACCTAATATTACAGGTAATCTTGGCGCAAGTGTTGATTCTATAAACAAGTATACTTCATCACCGTTTGAATCTAGTTCTGGTGTATTTTTAGATAACACAGATCCTAAATTAAAACCTTTAAAATACCTAGGATTTAATGCTACAAAAACTCATCCAATCTCTATTGTAAGCGGTTATCAAACTGTAGGTTTTAGTGCTTATAAGTCTGTTTGCATTTATGGTAATACTTCAACTGTTCAACCAAAAAGTTTAGTATTTAATTACATAATTAAGTACTAGAGATTTTGGTTGCACTACCGCATTATTTTTATAGATTGAATTTGAACTTGAAGCTCTTAATATTGCAACTATAGAATCTTCGATTGCTAAGGCGCTGTTTGAGTTAACTCCTGTACCTTTTCCCTTTAACTCTTTAATAAAGCATCCTTCTGTATAAGCAATTGGCAACCATCCATATTGTTGATTTTGTGTAGTAATACTGAACTTACCTGTAATATTAGGACCTAATATCACTGGACATTTTACTAATGGTTGGGAATATTGTACTGTTGCAGTAATAAATCCAACTGGAGCTTTTTACACAACAATAAGTACAAGAGATCAAGCAAATCCTTATGAATTTGGTCATTCCACTAACCCCTATGATGTGTATTTTGATGCATCAAGATCTAATTCTATTTTTAATAAATTTCAGACAATTCAGCCTCTCTCATTAGTACTTAATCACGTAATTAAGTACTAATGATGTTGGTTGTACAGTTGTATTTTTATTATAGATATTGGAACTCTTAGAAGCATCAAATTTTAAGTAATGCATACCATGCTGATTAGTGCTTTTTGCTGCTGAATCGTAATATTTTATGTAAGAAAACGCACCCTTACAGTAAGTAAAAGCTAATATTTCTCCTGTTATATTAGGACCTAATATCACTGGTGGTTTTGGACAGCTTAACGAAATAAGTTGCGGAGGTGTTTTCTATAAAGGTGGTACGTATGCAGAAAATATAAGAACAGGTCAGTCTTGGACAAACTCAACAGTAATGTTCGATACAACTAGAGTATCATCAATCTATGGAGCTTCGACTACTGTCCAACCATATTCACTAGTATTTAATTACATAATTAAGTATTAGTGATGAAGGTTGCACAGTTTCAGATGTACTGTATAATGCAGAACTTCTAGAGGCATCTATATTAAAAATATTATAACCAATACCTCCGTTCATGCTTTGAATAGCCCCTCCTCCATCTTGAACATAATCAAAAGCTCCTGTTACTTTAGACAATAAATTCATGTTATATGCTTTTACACTACCAATAATATTAGGTCCTAATATCACCGGAGGTCTAACATATATGGTTCATGTTGATAATGGTGCTATGGAGAATAAACAACCTGAGTACGGAGCCTTTAAGGCCCTTCGTTTTCAAGAAACTTCTTTAGCAAGTCAAAACATGCTTGCTACTCGTTGGAGTGATCCGTTTTTTAATGCTTCTTTAAGTAATTCTATATATAAAGAATTTTCAACAGTGCAGCCTGCATCTTTAGTACTTAATCATGTAATTAAATACTAATGAAGCTGGTTGTACTGTATCTGAGCGATTATATATTGAGTTAGATAAATAAGCATGAAATCCGAAAATATAACAAGAGCCTGTACCTTCTGATCTGAAAGTTCTGCTTGTTGGCGTATCTGATAGAGTATAAAAAGCACCATGAGTAGTCTCAACAGGAAGCATTTCAGAAAGAGAAAAATCACCTGTAATATTAGGTCCTAATATTACTGGTCAATTTTTACCACAAATAGTAAATATTGAATACGAAGAT